TCATGGCGTGTACTCCAGCAATTCAAAGAGTTCTGTCGTTACATAGAAAGTTGATGCCCCGCCCGTCTGGTATCTGTAGCCATAGAGTGAATAGGTGTGCGAGGCAGTATCCCCCGGGGCATAGTCAATACTGACGTTGCCGGAGCCATATTTTCCGTAACTTGTACTCGCGTTACAACATGCAATCTCCGACGATATGCCACCACCATTTTTATAGACTTGGATATAACCCGTCGCCTGATTTGGTGAGGTGCTAACGTATGCCCCGCCCGAAGCTTTCAGGATCAACTTGTTTCCGGCGTCCGCGAGAGTGTGCGTGAGCTCGCTCCCTGTGATCTGCACCATGGAGCTGCTTGTGGTTGACCATGCCGTAACGAGAACGTGTTTGCGGGCGACCAGCAACCCACCACCTCCCGGCGCATTCGCCGCAACCTGATAACTGACACAGCGCCAATCGCCCACCGCGTATTCATAGAAAACCGCAATGTCTCCCGCCGTTGTTGTAAGGTCGGTTGCGCCGGGGAGGACAAGATCGGTTGCATGGTGGGTAAGCGTCAGAGCGTCGCCAAAGTGCAAGGTGATATGAGTGCCGACCCCAAGCGTCCCTATGCTGGTGATTGTCGTCGCCCCGGTGATATCGAAGCTGTTGCCATCGGTCCCGAGCGTTAATGCCGCCGCGCTTGCGACGTCCGCACCCTTGCCGGATTTCATAATAGACGCTGAGAGATCGAGAACGTCTCCCGTGATTTTTGTCGTCATTTTCAAATGCCTCCTTATGTTTTGATACACGCCATCAAGGCGATGTTGCGCGGGCGGGTTTCGTCGCCGCCTGTTGCACTAGAAAGATATATTGCACTTCCGCTGTTGCCGACGCCGCCACCAACGCCGCCACCGGCATTGCCCGCTGCGTAATGTTCGTGAGATTCAAAATCGTCTGTCTGAGAAGACCCGAACGCCCGCCCACTGTCGGTTCCCTTGCCGTTATCCCACCCGCGAATAAACTCGCCGCGAAGGTCGGGGATATTGAACGTGGTGGAACCGTCACCGACACCGAACGTCGTACTGATCGCGGCGAATAAGCCGGCGTAGGTTGTGCGCGAAACCGCTGCCCCGTCGCATTCAAGATAATCTGTTGGTGCACTATTCGCGGCATACCAGATCACGGTACCCGAAGGGCTGCCGGAGGCCACAACCCATGCAGGGACGCCGGAGGTTAAGGAGAGAAGTTGTCCGTCTGTACCCTTTGGGAGGCGTACATAAGATGAGCCGTTGTGATATAACAAGTCGCCGGAAGCATCGGCCCCCAGTGCAATTTTAGCGCCGGAGACGGTAGCATCCGCGGGAGTTCCGATTGAAAGCGTTGTCCCTGAAAGAGCGAATATATTACCCGTGCCAGAAGCCGGAGCGGTGACGAATGTGAGCATCGTACCAGAAACGCTATAGTCAGTTGTTGGCACTTGCCGAACGCCGGAAATAAACACCGAAACATTGTTAAGGGACCCCGGATCAACCGACAAAGTGAAAGCCGTTTGCGCCCCGGTGCCGCTAAACGTCTCGGCGACCATGTTCCCCGCCGCCGCACCGAACCCGACACTCGTCCAGTCATCCGGGGTTTTGCCTGAATCTGCGACATAGGTTGCACCCGAGTTCGCCGTCGAAATCGCTGCGTTCGCTGAGCCATCAACAGTATCAGAGCCATCCGGCGACATGGTGATGGTATTGCCGTCCCCTGTCGTCTTTTTGATACTAATGCGCCACCCGTCCCCCCCGCTTGCGATAGGCGGGAGATTTATTGTAATCGAACCACTAGACGTGTCTGCGGCAAGTAACTCGCCATCCTGCCCACTCGTCAAAGTGTAGGGGCTGTCGGCGTTGGTGATGTAGGTGACATTGTTATAAATGACACCGTCGGCCGCCGTTGCCGCCATCGCCGCACTTGCCGCGGCATCAATTCTTGACAGCTCCGCCGCCGCTGCATCTGCATTGGTTGCTCCAGCGTCAGCCGCCGTCGCCAGTTCACTAACCAATGCTGCAGCGGCACTTATCGCAGCATCCGCAGCACTGGATTCGAAGTTTGCCAGCGATGTTGTCGAAGCCACTGGATCGCCATTGACATCAAACCCAAGAACCTGGTTGGCCCGCGTCGCCCTGTCGGGCAGCTCCATATCCCCGTCTGCATCAAACGCTTTAAGCCGCAGGCTCCTGGAAACGATCTCGTCAACTTGCTGAATCTCTGCCGTCATACGGTCCAGTTCGTCATTAATTACCTTGGCGCGAAACTCCCCCGATTGCTGAAAGTCACTGGTGCGCTCAATGGTAACATTACGCCGAAGTGTCACAATTGCGGATGCGGCGGGGGCAGTTCCGAATGTCACCTCGCCGCCCGACGACTGCCCGGCATCTGAGACAGTGTAATCTATTGTGAGAGTTTTAAGCGACGTGTCTTCATAAACCTCAATGTCATCGTCGGCAAAAATCGGAAACGGATAGGGAAACGCGGTTCGCGTCCCGTCCCCGCTATATTGAGCACGAGGCGAAATATCGCCCACCTGAATATGTTCAGCCATGTGGTGTTTTCCTTTCGTATGTTACAGAAATGAAAAAGCCCCCGGGATGGGGGCAGTGTGAATGATTTGGAAAACTCTTATCCCTTCCAAACTTTGATTCCCTTCTCAACAGATCGCCCGACCACATAACCGCCGAGCCCAATTTTGATGATTTCGAACAGCGCCAGTTCCACTTCCGGCGTGATACCGGGCGCGGTCAGGCCAAGCCATCTGGCAACGATTAATGCAACGAAGGTGAGCATGGTGACGGGGCGCCAGGAGCGTTGGATCCAGCTACCACCTTCGGCCTCGGCGACGACGATTTTCATGGCCGCCTCGACCTCGCGCATCTGTCCGGTCAGGACCATTTCCTGGAGACGGTTTTTCAAACGTGCGGCTTCGTCCTTGTCTTCGATGGTTTGATCAACGGCGGAAAAAAATCCGTTCAATAATGGCGCGGCGAGGCCGCTTAGTAGTCCAAGCATGGGTTACTCCACGTTGTTATAGAATTGATGTCTGCCGATCTCGGCCGAGAACATGCGCCCACGCGCCCAGACGGGGAAAATACCGGCCGCGTGATAATGCGTCGCCCCGTTGGTCGGATCGTCGAGCGTGCCTGCGATCGCGCGCCGAGCGATCCGGGTGCATGTCTTGTACTTTCGGTTTTGCGTCGTCACACTGAGCAGTTTGTTACGGTTCGGATCGTTTGTGTTCCAGCAGCTGAACTGCCAGCGCCGGGTGCAGACGTCCCCAACTGTGTTCCCCCACCAATACGTCCCACCCCGCCGCTTTGCCCGAAGGGTGCGGTTGATGATGACAGCGGCGACGGCTTCCATACCGGGAATGCCTTCACCGCGCGCTTCGCCATAAATGGTCCGCGCCAGAATTTCCGTGTCATCCATGTCGCCCGTTTTCGATTTCGGGATTGGGATGAAGTTCAGTTTAAGCGTGCTCATTGCCCGTCTCTCCGTGTGGAGGTGGGTTTGCGGTCAAGTTTGTCTTCGATGCGTAAAAGGTGATGGGTCAACCGGCGCTCTACTTCTTTCAGGTACGAGATCGAGGCGTAGGATTTCGCCACCTCCAGCTTGAAGGTGGACAGTTTCTCGCGAAGGAAAGCGATACCTGTGTCGGCCTCGTGATGCGCATCATCGAGCGCCGTCTCAAGATCGCGCCTAGTCCGCCAGCCAAGCCAGAACAATCCAGCGAGTACGGGTAATTCAACGGCGGTAATCCACCAGATCAGATTAAGGGTAGAGGGGTCGTGCATTTCTATTTCTCCTTTGTTGGATAAGCAAATCCCTAGCGAACCAATTTGGATCGAGACGACGTATTTGCGGTAAAAGAAAACGAATCCCGAGCGAACCGATTTGGTTCGAGACGACGTATTTGCGGTAGCAAATTTCGGCATAAAAAAACCGCCCGAAGGCGGCGTTGATGTCATCAAATGTTAATGGTGAGAAAGCTACTGACGTTCTCCGATTTCGCGTTGTTGAATTCGTAAGTTCCCTCGGAACTCCTTCCATTGTTCAGGGGTCAGACTGTCCAAAGCGTGCCTGGTCTTGGGACCATAGCTGCCATCTACCACAAGATCTGCACCGCTAACTCGGTTCAGTTCCAGTTGTGCGCGCATGGTGATCCGTGCCGTGTTTGGACAATCGCGATAAATAGATACCCGTAAGAAATAGCCAGGGTCGCCATGGGTATGAGGAAAGCCCAGTATGTCATCACGCTTGTACAGTCCGGAAAGCCTCGGGTCATCGGTCCAGCAATTGCGATATTCTTTACTGTGGGTTACCGGCCAGTTGTTTGAATAGCGGTCTTCAACATATAAGGAATCAAAATACAATGCTATCGCGCCTGCATACCGCCATCCCGAGGGTTGGCGATGATAAACGCTTGCCTGGCAATCCCCAGAACTACCGCAAAAATATGACCAATACGAGTATACCAGAAATTCTTTTTCACCATCCTTGTTCAGATCGATGATGGTGTAATCAAAATATATTCTTTTGTGTTCCTCAGAGGTTTCATAATCAAAATTTTTCAACAGGATTTTGCGCAGACGCTTAATCAGGCGTTTTTCATCCGATTTAAGGGTTTCCGGCTGATATTTGAGCTCGATATATTTTCTAGCGAATGCTGGAGAAGAAAAAAGCGAAATTGAGATGGCGAGAATACAGATTAAGCAGTACCAAATTCGAATTTTCGTGCGGATTATGATCATTGCTTTCTCCTTATGGGTGTATTCTGGAACAGACGAAGACGTGTTTCAACTTTTTTGAAGCTGTCTGCGAGTTTCTTCACCGAAACATCAGAAAAATCAGAGCACCAGTCGTTATCTTGCATATGATTAAGGTAAGCATTTACATTGGCCTGACCTATGCGATGGGCGGCGGCAATTAACCCCGATTCACTGATTGTAATTTTCTCTCCTTTGATGCCGATATAGGTTTGGCCAATTTTTTTGAGTGACCCGTTGTTCTCCAGGTGTTTACGCTTTGCTATGACATAATCTTCAATAGCCCGATCCTGCGCTTCTGGGGAGTTCAGAAAGTCGCCGTCACGTTTGATGCCACCCTTACCAGTCCACTTACCTTTCGAGTCTTTAAATCCAGCATCTTCGAGGCCACTAACCTGAATCTGATAGCGGCCAAAGGCAATGATCTTCCCTTCCTTGTTGCGATTTACGGCTTTGTATCCCCTGTTTTTTTCACCAAGAGATTCCTTGGAATGGAGGTGTTCAAGAAATTCGGGCGCTATGGACGATTGATACTTGCCGTCCGCACCGGTTTTTCCCGGAGGGATCGGTTTCTGTCGTGGCGCGACTCCCTCCAGATTCGACATTCTCGCAGCAAATTCCTCCGGCACTTCAGTTTTCATGGTACCTAGCTGCAGCCTTGTGCCTTCAGATACCTTCTCCCGCACAGCCTCTGCCATCTCCGCCGCCCGCTCCGGGGCTTTTTCTGACAATTGCTGGAAGAAGTTCACAACTTCGGATTTCGCCTTGCCAGTGCGGGTATTCAAAGCATCCGCGATATAGGTATGGAGCGGGCTCGCATCTGATGTTTTGACAACAGCCGCAACCTGACGTGCGTTTTCAGAATGGGTTGCATCATCAACCTTACCCGATGCCGATCGCCACCATTCGGGGTTTGGTTTTGTCGTCTGCGGATACGGGTTCCGCTCGCGGCTCTGGGTTTTACGACTTGGCGCAACGCTCGTGGGAGTTTTCCGCGTCCGCTTTTCCTGCAAGGTTTGATATGTCGGGCCACCAGGCTTGATCAGACCATCAACCTTGAGGTTATGGTCTTTCTGAAACCGCTTGATGGCCTGATCCGTGTAATGGCCGAAGTAGCCTGTTGGGCCGTCAGTTTTATCCAGATCAAGATACCCGACGCTGCCCAGCAAGCTCTCGACGCGGGTCACGTCCGGTTTCAGGTTGCGTGCCGTCAGGCTGACGGGATCATTCATTGGGGTTCGTGTGGTAAACATTTTTATGGTTCCTGTTGGTTAAACTCTAAACTCGTCCTTCGCCTGGAACGTTTCTTTCCCGTGGCGCCAGTTGGTTCGGGGGCGCGAGTCGGCGATCATCATTTTCGGGTTGCGCGGGATGACGATCGGCAGGTGGTTCAGGCATCCAGCAACGGCGTCCAGTCCGTCATCGGGACCATTTCGGTTTGGATACCATTCACGCATTTCCATAACGAAGGGCGAGGCCATGACGCTTTTGTGGGCATGCAATCCGCCTGACGCGAGCAACACATCGAAACCCTTGATGATGCGATTTGCCTTGGACTCTTTCGATGTCTGCTCAACAACCGGACAGGAAACACCAGCCGCCATCAGCTCGCGGCGTAGTATCCCCGGCAGGAACCGCCCGATACCGTTGATCTCCAGACAGACCGACGGCAGATAATTTCGTTTCAGGAAACTGGCAACCTGCCTGCATTGCTGTGTCGCTTCATCGACGTCCGGCGCAAGAGCCGGGTCAACCGTCAGGTAGGCAATCTCATGCAACCAGCGCGTTTCGTCTTCGTCCGTGAACACACATGCGATGACACTACTGTCGCCTTTCTTTGGCGAACCATAGGCCGGATCCCACCAGCATGATGCCTTGGTCAAACGTCGACCCCCAAGTTCCAGAGAAATCTTCCCATTGCGCTCATGATACTGAAGGTCATCATCATAAGGGCGAAGGTGATCCGGGTTGAGGCGGCCGTCAGCGATGTTAACTGGTTGCAACATCATCTGGCTGTTGAACTTGTTGGGTCCGCTGCGTTTGCGAATGCCAGCAATTTCATCCTCAGAAAACCGTTCCGGCCAGCGACTCTTTCCCCGATCATTCAGGATCGGTAACTCCATACGCCTAAAACCGTTCAGGAACGGAACTTCCTCATCCGCTTCCAATCGTGGGGCGCCAGCGTAGATCGAGAAGTAGGTATGTGGGGTGCCCACATAAAGCTGCGTGCCGCCGGGTGTCAGGATAAAATCAATCTCGCCCAGACGTTCGCGCATATCAATGCGCTTGGGTTCCGTGTCGCAGGTGTTCGGAACCTCCACATCGTCACAAATAACAATGTCGGCACGAAGCCCGGTGACGTTTGCGCCGATGCCTTTTGCCAGCATGGACGGGTCGCGCTGCTCACGATCGCGCTCCAACGTGAATTGATCAGACGCCCATTGATCCGCCTTTTTCGGTTTCAGATGTTCCGTCCATTTGTTCTGCTCAATTATGCGTTTGACGTTGCGCACCATCTTCCGGGCCAGAGCATGATCGGCGGCCAGCACAAGAATGCGCAGGTCCGGGTCACACAGGAAAAGCCAGGCCGCGAACATGCCAACCAGCGTCGACTTGCCGGAATTACGAAAAGCCATCAGTAGCAGGGCGTGGTCACCCTTTTTCCATGCTGTCTCCAGCCAGGCACATATTTCACTGTGAAGACCTGGCGTGGCCAGGCCCTGCGTTCTATTCCATTCCTGCACGAAGGCGCTGAAACTGATTTTAGCCATCGAGCAACGACGTGCCATGTTTGGCGAACGTGTTAAAGGCAAACCTGCGCAACGGTGCCGAGGCTTCCAGCAAATTGGTTCTGTTGCGATAGCTCAAGTTCTCATTGATCGCGCTGATGCTGCTTTCGGTGCGAAGGCGCGTATCCTCAATCGCCTCATCAACAGGTCGGGCGAGGCCCTGCAGAACGGCAGCGGCGGACCCGCCACGTGCACCGGTACCCTGGGCAGCAAATCGCGCGCGCTGGGTCGCCGTATCACGCTTCAATTGATCTTTGCGTCGTCGTTCTTCGATTTGCTGTGCGCGATTAAGCACTGCCGTCTTTTGTGCGGCCTGCGCCTGGGCCTGGCGGTTCGCAGACCTTGCCTGCTGTCTGGCCTGGATAGAGTTCATACCTGCCATAGCTGCGCTAAATGCCAGGGATACGGGGTCAATACCAGCCATAGAAAAATCTCCTTTTATGTTTGAACTAATTTATTGATTAAGCCTCAACCGTTAACACTGATTTCCGTGGCGACTGACAACAATGAAAATGGCAGTGGTGTTGACTGCTCAATTCGCCACAGACTTTCCGTGCCATCGCGTTTCCAGCCCTTAGCGCGCACTGTCTTGTCACCACTGAACGGTGCGGGCGGTGCGTCCAGAACGCCATCACCAAACCCCTTAAACGGCACATCGACACTGCCGCGTCCCGTATCGAGATGTAGGACCGATGTATCCTTCAGGCGAAGGGTGATGGAAACCGGACGCAACCGCCCCCCCTGATTTCCGCCTTGTCCGGTTTGAATGTATGGTGGCAGGGGTTCGATCAGATGGGTAAAAGGCAGGCCGATTTCCGTTTGGCTGGCGATGTCATCCAGCGTGACTTCGCCATTGGTGACAGACTTTGATTGAACCGGAGCGCCATCGGCGACAATGGTCACTTCTCGGCCTTCCAAATGATCAAGCCCGATCCAAAGCGCGGTTGCCGCACCAGACGATTGCATGATTGCCGCATCTGTATTGATTGTCTCATCGAAGCACTCGATCAGGGTGATACCGCTACGCTCGACCAGAACATAAGTATCCTCACCGACGACAGAGACGGATTTGAAGGCACCATCTGTTTCCTGCAAAGTCCAGGCGGTGACCTGCTCGGTTCGGTACATGGTCACGGTGCCAAGTGTGCCGTCGCTCATGACCATATGAAACAGGCGCTTTGGTGTGTCGTAATCCTGATCAACAGGATCGTTCAAAAGATGCTGTGCCAGGGTTGCCAGGTCACTCGCCTGATATGCCTGCTCTACATCGGCAAACAGAAACTCCCTGAGTCCTGATCCTTTTCTGGGCACGAACAAAGTAGCCCCGTCCACATCACGCGGCGGCACCCATCGCGTGACGGGCGACCCAATTCGTGTCTGGCGATGCAGCTGGATGTTCGATGGCGTCATCGGCGACCCGGTTGCCATCCATTCCGCGCCCGAGGTGAATATCTGCAAATGCCGGCCAGAGAAGACGGCGCGAATGGCATTGACCTGATCGGACAGAATAGCGAACTCGATGCTTTCGTCATCCAACCCTTCGTTGAGATCGAAATTGAACAGGTCAGCGGATTTCGATAACCACAACTGGTTCGGCAAATCCCGCGAGCCGCCGATCACCAACCGGTCTTGATGAAAACAGCACGACGCAGGCCAACCGCGAACGGCGGAGAAAGATTGCTCTTCCCAGTCTTTGCTGGGTGTAGTCGCGGCAAGGGTTTCCTTGACGGTTGCTGTTGCCACTGTGTCGGATGTGACGGCAGTGATTTCGACTTCTTTGTTTTGTAGGCGAAAGCGTGTGCCCACATGGTCACTGACAAAAACTTCGGCTGATGCAGTCAGGGTCACAGCGCCGGACGTTGCACTGGCTCCCATCGTGACGGTATCGTCCGCGAACTTGTGATGCGGTTGCTGGATGCGATCTTCTTCTTCGATGAAGGTCCAATCCTGCACCTGCCAGTCGGTTTCTGATATTCGTATGATCTTCTTTGGGGCTGATCCGGAATGCGTGACCAAAACTGTATCCGCGCTCTGGATCCAGGAAAATTCAGATACCTCGGCTACCGTCCAGGGGGTATCGAAAGAGGCGACTTTGGTATCGCTAAGATAGACATCGCCCTTGAGGTCCGTAAAGACCAGCAGATAGACCTGCTCTGTATTGAACTCGAACGGGACCAGACGACCGGGTCCACTGGCGGTGTCGACAAAGCGCAACCCAGCGCGGCGGCTGAGACCACCTGTCGGGTGCACGAATACATTGCGCAGTTTCGCTGCACCGTTTTCGTATGCGCGCAGATCACCTCTGCCCAGAAGCTCTGAAGAAATCTCGCCTGCCGTGAAGCTGGTTTTATGTGTGCTTAGGCGTGCCATTAGTGTCGTACCTCCGCGAGAGTAAAGTTTTCAATGCGACCGGGACGGTCCTGCTGCGAATCAATGGTCTTGGCGCGGCGAAATTCACGTTCCGCCAGCTTTTGCAGGCTTTCCGAACGCGATGTGCTTTCCGTCAGCGGGATGCAGAATTCGGCAGACAGTCGAGCGATCAGCATCTGATCGAAAAACGGCGGAAACGAGCTTTCATCGGGCCGGAAGATGTAAGTCAGCACAATCTCGTCAACATTGGCGTTCAGCCGTTGCTCGGCAATCCTGTATTCGATCCCCCGACCGCGTCCTGGATGGCCCGCCGACAGGGCGCGGAGGAAGCCCGATGGCAACTGAAAAGCGGCGCTGAAGTCGGCGACAGGGGGCGCGCTCAGTTTGGCGAGGCTAAGCTGGCCGGTGGCGAAGCTCCAGGGGTGGGCGGAAAGGAGCGCGTCACGGGTTGAGGGGTAGAGGTTGGCTGCGATCTCGGCTTCTGTCGTGCCGTCATCGAACGACGCGAGGGTATTCGCGCCCAATTTCAAAAGTGCGCGCGAACAGAGCGCGATGCTGCTGAGGGCCATTTTTTGTCCTTTCAATTATTAACAAAAAATATGTTAATTAAAAGATTAATCAAAAAGTAGTTAATCATATAATACGAAAGGGCTGCTGCGGTGTTCAGGCCGCAACAGCCCCTATATTTATGCGGATTATACTTAGTCCGTGTCGGCTCCGCCGACGCTGGTCATGTCGGCGACGTCTACAACACCGGCACTATTTGCGTTGATCAGATAGATGCCGGACGCGGGCGTGCCGTCAGTATCCGTATTGGCAAGAACCATGTCACCAATACGTACCATGTCGGACGCCGTGTTGAAGTATCCGGACGTATCAATGTCGTTGCCGGGGTCCGTCGAGGTGTAATGCCAAAGGGTGAAGCCGTTGGCATAGGCCAGAACGCTCAGATCTTTTGATTGAAATGCCATTTCTTATTCCTTTCAGGATTCGAGGCAGCGCATGGAAACGACGCCCGAGGCATCGATCAAACACGAGCCCTGGCTCATCATGTTGTTGATGAAGTTGGCCGCCCGGTCGCCATGCCAGGTGACATCGGTTTTCACTTCAGAGCCGATGGCATGACCGATCGCCGTTTTGTGGTACCAGTAACAGGACCGGACGCCCGAGCTGGCGGAAAGGCCGGAATGTGGCATCCAGAGTGCACCAAGCCAACGCTTGGCCTGGGTTCCTTTCCACGGAAGTTCGTCGTCCCCCACATAATCGGAATTGGCGAACTCCTGAATACCCAGAAGATCAGACCACTGTTTCCAGCCGACAATGGCATAGCGCTCGCCATCATCCGGAACATCAGCCTCACCCAGCATCTCAAACGCTTCCAGAACTTTCGCTTTGGTTAACCCGTCCGAGCCGTCACCGGCGTAGTTGGTCGAGCTGTCCATCTGGGCAATCACCAATTCATCAGTTTTTCGCCCAAGTGCATAGGCACCTGCGCGCGCTACGATGGTGCGTTCCGGGATGTTGGTCTTAATTTCATCCAGACTGTCGACCCAGTCTCCGGCATAAAAATCCAACAACTGGCATTCAACCGGCTCGTGATCGACGTTCATCACCGGCACTTTGCCGTGACGCGCCTTGGTGCTGGCCGTGCCTTTTCCGATTTTCTGGAAAGTTGTGGACGAGCCAACGGTATGGTCTTTGGTCCGCACCGTATTGCGGAGCTTGGATCCCATCTGCTGGTATTGCAGATGGACGTCCGCCTGGAAATGTTTGACGAACGATTGAGCTATTGATGTCGACATGCGACAAACTCCTTATGTTGTTTAAAAGATTCCACGATAATTTTGCGGAACAGGTGTCGGGACGCCGGGGCGTTGGTTGTGGTCTGATCTCTGTGATCGAACCGCCAGAACCGGTCGTCATTAGCGTTTCGGGCCGGAATGCGGACATCTCTGTTTGCGCATTCGGTTATCCGCTACGTTGAGTTCGGCAACGTTTTGCCGTAAATTTATTCAGGTTTGCGATGCCCGGTGTGATGTCACGTATTGACTGATCACGATTTGCAGCCAAACATGGGGCATACGGGATTCGACAAGGGGTCACAGGGGGGCAAGACAGGATCAATGAAGACCCATGTACTGATAGAGAGCGGCACGCAAAAATGGCTGGTTTTCGGCCATGATTCCGAGCGCCCGGTTAATGTTTCTGGGACAAATCAGATCGCGATTATATCTGATAATGCTGCCACACTTATCGATCCCGGTGGAATCGAGGTGTTCCCGGCCTTTCTTTCCTCCTTAACCGAATCGGTCGCGGTTGGGAAAATCTCTAACATCGTTCTGACGTCTGCGGACCCGTCTGCAGTATCATCCCTGCCGCTGTGGCGTCAGGTTTGTACGGAAGGATTGCAGATTTCCGCACCGGCATTATGGGCGGATGTGCTGTCCCACCTGGATGCTGACTGTGTTCTCAATACGATCGGCGACAAAGGTGACGTGATCACCATGCCCGATGATCGTGAACTGACCGCCATTCCCGCGCATCATCTGCATTCACCCGCAGCGTTCTCGATATATGACACCAAATTAAAGGCGCTTTATTCCGGCAGCATCGGGTCCACCATTAATACGGCCAATGCATCCGGTGAGTTTTTGGTCAATGACTTCGACGCCCACATTTCGTTTCTTGAATCCTATCATGATCGCTGGTTTGCGTCGCACCGAGCCAGAGCCGCCTGGATAACCCAGGTTCAGGAACTGGATATCGATCTGCTTGTTCCGCATCGCGGCCCGGCATTTAGCGGCGATGATGTCGAAAAATTCCTCGAATGGTTCTCCGCTTACCCTATCGGCTCGATGTATCCGGCACTTGGCGCCGCCAAGACCGAACCCTCAGCCGATGTCAGTGATCTGATGGCAGAGTTCGATATTTCAAGCGAGCCAAAACCAGAACCAAAACCCGAAGAACAACAGCCCGAAAAGCCGAAAGGCGAAGACGATGCGGATCTCGCCAATTTGATGGGCGAATCTGATGCAATTCCCCGCGGCGATCCTGAGCCCGGTGGCGAGTTTCGCCTTGTCACGCGAAGCGACTTTGACGGTCTTGCCTGCGCCGTGGTTCTCGAGGCGCTTGAGATGATCGACGATATTCTGTTCGTTCACCCGAACGATATGCAGGAAGGGCGAATTCCGATCAATGACAAGGATATCACTACCAATCTGCCCTATGTGCCGGGCTGCCACCTCGCGTTTGATCATCATCTGAGCGAAGTCGCCCGCCTTGGCCGCAAGTACGATAATCACATCATCATTCCCGAAGCGCCCTCCGCCGCGCGGGTGGTTTATGAATATTACGGCGGCAAAGAAGGCCTGCCGCAGGTTTCCGAAGAGATGATGCGAGCCGTTGATCAGGGCGATTCGGCGGCATATGAAATGGAAGACGTTCTCAACCCTCAGGGTTGGGCTCTCCTCAACTTCATTATGGATTCACGCAGTGGTCTTGGCCGGTTCAAAGGGTTCCGCATCCCGAATTACGAACTGATGATGAGCCTGATCGAATACTGCGGCGAACACACCATCGAAGAAATCCTCGAAATTGAAGACGTCAGGGAACGTGCCGAGTTCTTCTTAGAGCAACAGGTGATGTTCAAGGAGCAACTGCAACGTTGCACCACCGTGCACGATAACCTCGCCGTTGTAGAACTCCAGGGCGAAGAAACCGTTTATGTGGGTAACCGGTTCATGATTTATGCGCTGTTCCCCCAGTGCAATATTTCCATGCATTGCATGTGGGGACGCGACAAACAGAACGTGGTTTATGCAGTTGGTAAATCTATCTTCGACAAGTCATCAAAAACCAATGTCGGAGAGTTGATGCTGCAATACGGCGGCGGTGGCCATCACGCGGCCGGGACGTGCCAGTCCGACCCCATCATGGCCGACACCGTAAAACAGGCGCTGATCCAGAAAATCACCGAAGATGGCTAGATAGGGCTTTGCTTTAGCCTTCCCCCGGGTACAACTTCGAGAAACCTTCACGTACCTGGGCAACAACCGCCGGGTCCTGATCGCGCCAATACTTCGGGTCACGCATTAATGATTTGAGACCGTTCTCATTCAGCGATCCGCCACTACCTTCGTGTTGCCCAAGCATTCCGGGCTCATTCTTGGTCATGGATTTATACATGGTCCGCACACCGTCCGTTGATGAGGCCATGGCCTGATAGACTTCGGGTGCGTAATTGGCCTTGCCCCAATTCGCCAGCTGCGTTGAAACTTCACGCCATTTTTCTTCGCCGCCAAATTCATCGGCCAGTCGCCCGATCTGATGCTGCGCCGCCATCTCATCCGACATCTGGCTGACAAGCGGGTGCAGGTATTCTGAAGCCAGTTCATACACCAGTTCTGCCTGATTTTGCGTAAACCCGGCTCCATGCAACCGCGCGTTCAAAGCCGCATCGGGTTGTACAAGTTCGCTGGACGGGTTGATGGCATAATCATTAGCATTCTCCGGTACACCATTGGTTTCTAATCCGCCAAACCGTTTCTCAAGGCCCAAGTAGGATTTTACCAGCGCATCGGTGCGTACAGACGCCTGCTCCTCATCCCAGAACTTGTCCGGTAATCCGTTCGGGCGGTCCTCTGTGGATGTTTCCTGAACAGCTGGTTCCATACTTTCGGCCGTGGCTGGAATTTCTGTTGTTGTCATGTTGTTTTCCTTTGCGTGGTAAGGACGATTAGACAGTCCCTGATTGTCCAAGGCGGACGAGAGCGTTGAGTTTGGCAACGAATTGGCGTTGGCCTTCGAGATGGCGAAGCTGGTTGTCGCTGGCATCCGGCCCGAGGTTTCGTTCGGTCGTGATTGAATTCATGAACCCAAGCAGTTGCTCGCCATCCCTCCCCTGAAAAACACGCGTGGCAATTTTTGCGAGAGTTGTCATGTTTTCTTTTTCTGCGGGCGAGATTGCGTCTGTGTCAAACCAGGTCCAGTCGTCTTGCTCATTGTTCATGAACACTCTCCAGCCCAATGGCGCTCTCAACCATTTCCCCGATCCCTTTGAGAACCGGCTCCAGTCCCGAAATATCATCACTAAGGGCAGGGCGGATCAGGTCAGTGGGTACACCGTAAGCTTTGCCGAGCCAGCGCGCCGCTGCTTCATGATCAACGGCTTTTGCGCCATCGGCCCCGAGCACCTGAATGGATTCAAGCCAGCGAATGGTGTTTTGCGTATCCTGGCGTGCCTGTTGGCGGGCGAGGGGAGACTTGTACTCAAGGTCAATAGTCCGCCCGTCAATATGAATATCTGCCACTTCACCGCGCCGTCTCAAGATCGCCAGCCCCCGATTGACCAGTGGGGTCAGTAGTTCCGACTGCAACCGCCCATATGTCGCGCCCAGCAGACGGGCCATATCGGCAGAGCGTTCCAACACTTCCGTTGCCGTCATCCTCGGTGTATCAGGTTGCCCTAGTTTGTCGATCAGGAGCGAGCGGCGGATATTCATGCGCAAATCCTCCAAAATTAGCTGCGACAGATCAAACCGCCCCGGCGCTTCCAGTGGCGTTAACCCGGCTGATCCAACAGCCTTCGGGATAATCGTCCCTGGTTTCAAACTGATGTTGGCCGGGTTCAGAACCCCGTCGTCATCGGCCTGCCAGATCCCGGTTACTGCGATGGAGGCGTTTTTCAAGATCAGTTCGACAACTTTGTTGGCTGTCTTGATGTCTGGCAACGCTTTCATGACGGGAGAGCGTCCGTAGATTTCTCCGGGTGCCTTCAGCCACCGAAAATTAATAAACGGTGTTGTTAGAAATTGCCCTTCAGCGAGTTGTGATGGCACGTCTGACGACGTGGATTGATCGTCTGTCGTCGCACTATATGTGAATCCGGACTTGTTTGGGATAACCGCTTCGATAACGCCTATTCGGAAATCAGGGTCTTTCATGCCTCGCTCAACCGAATTTTTGTCAAGATCCGCATCCGGGAACCGGCTTTGCAGCTGATTGAGGGTAAGCTCTGACCGACGATAGGTTGTGTTGATTTCACCAAAGGCATTTTCTTCGAATACCACTTGCGACAACGGCACGGCGCTGAACCGAAAGGCCGACGGCGCACCGGGTTCTGCTTCTTCGAACATCAAACATGCGCTGCCGACCGTCGCCAGATCCAGATAACACTGGTGCATTTCAATGGCGAAGTTGGAGCGGTCGAAATGGGATTGTAAAACCGTCGAGATTTTTTCCAACTCGCCGCCAATCAATGCACTTTCCTCATCACTGATGTCGGGGCCTTCCGTAAACCCGAACCAGCGTGCCCAGGGCGGTGTTAGCTGGGACAGCAAACTGGCCGCTAACTGTTCAACGCCGTCCGGCGCGGTGCCGTCAAAAAGTTTATCCGTGCGCTTTGCGCCGGCTTGCCCGAAACCGCCGCCCACCCCACGCTGGGGGAGGGCGAAGTCATAACATTCCTGCCAATGGCTTTCCCAGGTGGTGCGCTTCTGTTTGGCTTGGCGATAACGCTCGCTCATTTGCTTTGCCGTGTTTGTCATTATCCTCAATCTCCCAGAAGAGTTTTTCCTGTGGTTGCCTGATCAGAACGCCCAAGGGCACCGCGGGGTGATGTTGTGATCAGCCCGGCGCGTCCGCGCCGACGGCGTTCCAGCGCTTTCAGGCGCCGTTCTCGTTCTTCGTCTTCCGGGTCTGGCAAGGGTGGAGAGACAACAGGGGCAGGTGTTTTGGGGGTAGAAAAAATGGAACCCATCATGATTAATCCTCTTCGTTAAAGGCATAAAGAAAGGTTAAAGGCATAAAGAAAGCCCGCCGGGTTTTGCCGGGCGGGCTTTGGACGCAGTTGTCCCTTTCACTGAGAAGATGTTTAGCTTATTTGATTTTGAAAGTCAAGAGAAAAAACCTATTATCAGTAAATAACCTTATTTTCGACACAATTTAGGTTTTGAAGAAGTGGCGATATTGCTTGGGTTTTCTGAAGCCAGGGCATTTTCCAGATATGAGAAAAGTTGCCAGGGGGTGAGAATTGTAGTGGCGCGAAGGCCAAGCAGGCGTTTGATTGCTTCGACACAGGTGAACGGGGCGGGGGACAGTTTCTTCGGCGTGGCGGATCGGATAAAGGTTCGGATTACGGTGTGACCATGTTGGCGGAACCAGTACTCAAGATCAACTGAATCCAGGTCTTCGTGAATTTGTAAATCCGTCCTGTGGGCCAGCGGATCATAAATTATCCACCGGTTATATTTATGAAGAGCAGCAAAGCAATGCCTGAATCCGGGCTTCAGGACTTTCAACCACCAGATATTAGTTTCTCCGGAAAAGACAACCAGCGCCAGATCATGGGGATCTCTGATGTGGCCAAAATTTGTTATCATTCAAGCATTTCCTTGCGTTTTAGAACGCTCGCCAAACGATCGAGCGCTTCGTTCCAGAGTCTGTGTGGGTGCTGTTCTTCCCGGCAACGCGGGTCGGGAGGGCGCTCAGACTGGCCGTAATCGTTGAGCACACGAACGTGCTGCCGGGTAATGCGACGCTTGAGCAGAAGCTCTTTGATGGCGCGATAGACATCATCTGGTTCGCAAGGACGAGAGAACAAAGAGGGCTTTCCGTCGAAGCGCGCGCCATCGTCACGTGCCTTCTGGCAACGAATAAACCAGAACCAAGCTTCCTCAGCTGATTGAAATAGAGCAGTCGGGGACATTTGAGAAAGCGGGGGAGGGGTGGATTTTCGCCTCATTAGGGACCTTTCATCGTTGGGTTATTCTAGTTGTAGTCAATAAATTTGTTCTATTTATGTTCGAAATAAGTAGTCCTTGGGGCAGCGCAAGTCAATCCCATAATTGATATATTTTCCTAATGACGGGAAAAGAATTTTATAAGATAATGTTCCCATGTTAAAACACACAGATATATGGCGGGCTTTGGACCGCCTCGCCCTTGAGTACGGAATGTCCGCGTCCGGTCTTGCCCGACGCGCCGGGCTCGATCCCACTACGTTCAACAAGAGCAAACGCGTCACCCGTGAAGGCAAGCTGCGCTGGCCGAGCACGGAGAGCCTTGCCAAGGTTTTGGCCGCGACAGGTGCTAGTCTGAACGAATATGTCTCCTACATTGGCGATAGCGGCGGTGCCGGGGTTTATCGGAACATCCCGTTGATTGGTCTGGCGCAGGCCGGTGCAAACGGCTTCTTCGATGATGCGGGGTATCCGACCGGCGGGTCCTGGGATGAAATCCCGTTCCCGGGTTTTGCGGATCCGCATGCATATGCCGTCGAAATTAGCGGGGAAAGCATGGAGCCGGTATTCCGCGACGGTGATATCGTCATTGTCTCGCCGGAAGCCAGCATCCGTCGCGGTGACAGGGTTGTGGTCAAAACCAAGGACGGCGAAGTGATGGCAAAAACCCTGCTGCGTCAGTCGGCCAAGAAGATTGATCTGCAATCCATCAATGTCGCTCATGAAGACCGCAGCCTCAGTGTTGAGAATGTTGACTGGATCGCCCGCGTTATCTGGGCCAGCCAGTAA